TTTTACAATCGCCTCTCCTTGCTGCTTAATTACATTCTGAGTTTCCTCAAACTGTCGGTTCTTTTCAAGGAGAATCCAGACAAACAGGGCTAGGAGAGTAGCACCTAAAGCAGCAATGATATTAAGAGATTTAGAGAAACCTCTAAAGGAAGTTGCTAGCATATGTACGTCTTCTAGCTTCTCTTCTATTCGATCCATTCTGCATTCTCCTTGATCGAACCTTTCTTCCATCCGTGCCTTAAAAGAGGTTTCATCCATAATGTGCTCTCGCAAAACATCTTCAATCTGGACTACCATGATTTATTTAGGTACTCTAGCGTCAGCGTAGAAGGATTGAACAGCGCGGAGAAGTTCTGCGTGAGTCATAGTTCCGAGCTTTTGTCCGCTATTAATATCAACAATATCGAACCTAGTGTTGGAATCGTACTGAACAGCTTTCTCTCCAGAACCCTCACTATATACTTTATTTCCTGACAGCTCTGTAACTTTTTCTTCCTGAAACAGAAATGTAGGTTGCTGTCCCCGGTTGTTCGTCATCTGGAAACTATAGAAACGCTCATAGGTAGTGCCAGTTACAGGTGATTCAGCATATTTCTTACTCATGAGATTCTCCTTGAGGTTGCAGTTGCGATTCGGTTTGGTCTTTCACTTTAAGGAACACAGACATTGAAATCTCAAGAGGGAGTTTCCCTAATGCCTGTCCAATAAGTTGAACGTCCTGTAGAGGAAGTTTAAGAGTAATTTCAGGATTCATGTTATCACCGCCAGTTTGCGAGTATTACCTGCAGAGTCCTTAATCGTAATGTAGCCAGAAATCGGAGCATCTGCAGAACCAGTATGAGTACCATATTGCACAACTCCAGTTCCCTTAGGAATCAGTTTGAGATCAATATTGGTATCAGAACCTACGGAGGAGAGTGAAGGAGCAGCAGTAGTTGCGGAGCCGGTAGCGGAGAGTCTATTTACTACGGTTCCGGCAGCCTTGATAACTTCGAAGGAGTGCGCAGTAGCAACTCCACCAAAATACCAATCTCCATTAGCTAATATTCTTCCTTTTTCAGTATGAGCTGCGGAGCCAGAAGAAGATGTTCCAAAGATTATGAAAGAAGAGATATTAGAATCACTCACGTAGGTATCTACATAGCTCTGAACAGCTGCTAGAGTGCGTAATGTAGTTCCTCCCCAAGCTTGGAAGGACATAATACCCATACGATCTCCAGAAGTTACTGCACTAGGAGACGCAACTGATCCTCTATAGCGCCTCATAGATATTGCACTGGTGTTGGCTGCAGCTGCTCCAGAGTATGTAGATCCTCCAATTACTGTTCCAGTGTCAGAGGTATTTATCCAGGAGGAAGTAAGAGCTTCATACGTTTGAAGTCGAACAGAAGGAGTGCAGTTAATACCTACGTTACCGAATAGGCGGGTATCTGTGATGGAGGAGTTACCGAATACAGCTTGGTTGGATGCGGTTACTGTTGCTCCATAACCGATTGCGATTGAGTTCTCTACAGTTGCATTAGAGTAGTTATCTCCTGCATCTGTTCCTATATATACATTATTAGTTCTATTCCAAGAAGTGACTCCCATGCTGTTAACTCTGCCGGAGGACATGCCTATATATACATTACCGGACGAAGCCATACTACTTCCTGCAGGAGAGTTTGCTACCGTACCTACGTTAGTACCTATAAATGTATCATTAGTGGAAGTATATGGAATAGTAGCGTCGGCCGCAGCACTTCCACTACCTAACATGGTACTGTCTTGTATTGAAGTAAGCGCGACTCCAGTATTGCTTCCTATGACTGTAGTACTAGCAGCATTAGCTATTGTAGGTAGTGTATTATAGCCTATCAATACGTTGCTATATCCTGTAGTAATAGCACTGCCTGCATCTCTGCCAAGAATAACATTACCTGTGGCTGTAGTAGCCGAAGCAGAAAATGTACCTACACCTATACCGATATTATTTGATCCAGAAAATCCAACACTTCCAATTGGAAGGTCACCAAAAATAGATAGATTGTTCCCATCTACCTTAATGTTATCTACTAGCGTAACCGCTTCAGCTACAACTGTAACATCAACACTAACATTCGCCTCAACATACACTCTGTCTCCTGCATCCAACCCAGATAGAAATGTAATAGAAGTAGAGGAAGTCTCCTCATAATCCGTAACTGGAATTTGCCTCACACCATTCACATATACTTTCAGGAGTCCAGCTCCAGGAGTATAGGAGAAGGTAGCGAAATTAACTACGGTATCCCCATCCGCCGCGATATTAGTAGTTTCATCAACGATACTATTAGTTTCAACAGTTAGTTCAACTCCAGGTTCCCAAATACTAGCAGTCATAACTTACACTCCTTCCGCTTCAATGTTGTTACTACGAAGTATTGCAATATTCTCTTTCACTTCCTCTTTCCAGAATGTAGCTTGCTCATCCCATCCAATCATTTTGAAGATAGATGCAGCAGCTTCAGCTACAATAGCGTATGGATGATCCAGAGCAATCCAGGAACTGTAGTTATCAGTAGATATATCAGGATGCTGATAGTACCCGATGAGTACATATTCAAGGGAAGTGGAGGATTTAATCTGAATAATCTCTCCAGCTACATAACATACATCCTCACGCTGCACTGCATACTTATCTATCACTTCTGCAGGATGAATTACTGTGAGAAAATCGGATGGAGTGGAGGAATCAGTAGCTTTACGCAGGTACTTAAGTGCGCGATAGCGAGTAAGGAGAGTACGGTATTCGATTTGCTGAGTGTAATCTGCGGGATCGAACTGAATACCAGTTTCCTTGAGATCTTTATAGAAGAAATCAAGTTGATGCATCTTGAGAGTGGCCTTCTTAACAGCCAACAAAGTTTCCGCAACCAGATCGGGGCGGTTAGTAATCGTAATTACATCTGCTTGAAGCTCTGCTAATGTGGCCACTCTCTACTCCTTACGACTTAAGTGATTTCAATTTAGTCTTAATTGGATCTTCAACTTCAGAAGGAAGATCCACCGAAGTTCCTACAACGAATTTATCTGTCGAATTGCCTCGATTCTGCGGCTCAGCTTGTGCTTTAACAGAGGCAAGATACTCCTCGATAGCCTTTTTCTTGATAGCTTCCAGAGGATCAACTTGATCAGCACTGAATTCACCATCTATAGGAGTAATCATGCTATCTTTGATGAACTTAAATGTATCCAACCACTCAATACACTCAGGATCGTCTGTGAAAAACATTCCACCTTGGAACAGAATGTCTTTACCTTTGGGAGTTGTGGTACGGAGATAGGGAAGTTGGGAACGATACTGTTTGAAAGCCATTTGAGTTACCTTTCGATTGGGAGAAAAAGAACTCCCTTCTACTTATTAGGCAGAAGGGAGAACACACTACAGGGAGCTAAAACTGTTTAACCTGAAATAAGCTTGAATTTGGAGTAATCCTGAACAAGCTTAGTTGCTGCTTTTGCATCCACAGTGATCTGACCAGTAGTTGCATTAGGAGTTCTAACAACTACTGTGGATCCATCGTCTTGCATAACACTAATGCTTGAGATGTAACCAGGATCAGTAGAAGCCATACCAGGAGTATTGACTTGAACTACTGCCATGATAGCTACTCCTTAACCAGCAGCGCCAGCAGTCAGGTCATAGATGATAGCGTTAGCAGAAGGATTCTTCACGAGGCAGGTAAGTTCCGTCGTCAGAGTTCCACCAACAGCATCAACACCACCTTCTGCATTCTTACCATCAATACCGAATTCCTCATTGCGAGTCTTACGGTCACCCAGATAGGCAAGATTAAACGTCGGCAGATCAACAGCGATAGCCATCTTAGCCCAGGTAGTGTTGGTATTGAGGAGCGGATGCTCAATAATACGGAAGGTTCCACGAGCCAGCTTGATAGTGCTAAAGACCTGACCATCCATCAGCTGATACGTACCATTCAGGCGGCCAATCGAATTAAGAACCTTCAGAGCAGTGCCACCAACAAACAGAACACGCTCATTAGCACCCTTAGGATCGGTAGCCTGATTGAACACTACATCCAACGCAGCTTCGAGTTGGGTAAAGTTCGTGGTAGCACCAGCCGTAGTGATGTTAGCACCGCTGGAATACTGAGTAATAATCGAAACCAAACCGTCCATAGTACGGAAAGGCTGACCATTACGAGTACCAGACGACTTCTGACCGAAGAACAGAGCCTTCTCAATATCCGCAGCGTGGAAGCTAGCACAATCTTGACGGCTTTCAGCAGTTGCAGTCTCACCAACGATAACTTGCGTGGCACGAGCCGTATCCGAGATAGTCCAGGTATTACGGAAAATCTGGGTGTAGTTCGTAACACGAGTCGGCTGGACTTGCTGAGCAGTCGGACGGCTAGAAGCTTCTTCGTAAGCATTACCAACTTGGAAAAGCTTAGCATTATCAAGCATCGTGCCAGCAGCAGTAACACCAACGCCACGAGCAACAACAACTTGAGTCGAAGAAACAACCGATTGCACCAGAACGTTCTCGAAACCGTTGCTATTAACAACACGGAAGATCATTCCAGGGAGGACGTTAGCAGTACTATCTACCGTGAAGGTAGTAGTAGTTGCAGAACCAATAGCGCCGTCCAATTGCATCTCCGGGAACAGCATGCTCTTCGTGTAGTAACCATGCTCAACTTGCAGAGCAGTCTCAGACTTAAGCATCGAAGTCATGCCAAAGAGCGGAGCAGCACCATTCGGCATAAGCCGAGTGATCATACCTGCAAACGACTTCTTGACAATATCAGTTGCGAAAGTACCAGTATTAAAAATTCCAGTTGCCATTTCTATTTTCTCCTAGAGTGTGATAAATTAAGCAGCTTGCAGGAGACTCATAGCAGTGCTAGAATCTTTACGCAGCAAATAACGACGAGAGGTTGCAGTAGCCACGGTCAGAGAACCCGCAGCACCGATGTTGGTGATATTAGCTCCAACAGCGACAACAGCACTGTTAGCACCACTCGAAGTAACACTGAAAGCCAAGCAATCGCCAATATTCATGTCAGGGAATGCAGCAATAACTTGTGCAGCCGTCGGAAGTGTGAGAGTACGAGCAGCAGATGCAGGACATACAATAGCACCTGCACTCAGCTGATTGGTAGTCAGAGTTGCATCAGCATCAGCCAGAGTAATAACTACCGGATTCAGTTCGGAATCACCTGCTTTAAGCTCCCGAGCTTCTCCGCCAGTTCGGATTTTATACGAAACAAAACTCATTTTACTTCTCCTATTCAAATTAAATTACAAGAAATTTGACCAATCTTCATCATTCTTACCAGACTTCTTATTCTCCGTTTGTTGTTGTGGAGAGACTGCATTTGCGAAGTTGGTAATGTATTGTTTGGCCATGCCTGAAATTTCGGACGGCTGAGCGTTTGGAAATTTCATTGAGAGTTGCCTTTCAACTGCGGAAAGAATCGGGGAAGCTGCAGGGTGGTTAAATACGGGATTTTCTGAACGGAGTGTGTCTGAAACTTGTTGCCGCTTAAACTGGTTTGGCATCTCTGCAATCAGTTGTTGCTTAGCTTTAGCTACAGCAGCCTCTACAATCTTAGAAGAAGCAAAGGCAGATTGAGCATAAACACCTTGTGCTACCTGATTCATTGCTGCTGCGAAAGCTTGAGTAGCTTCTGGCCCACCTTGCTGAATCTTCTCCATAAGTTGCGGATTGATCATACCTGCAAAGTTAGTCTTACGAGAAGCTTCTGCTAACTTCTTAGGATCAACATTAAGGAGAGGAGCATTGGGGTCTGATTGATTCTCAACAGGTTGCCAGATGTCCTTAAATTGGTCGAGTGGGGATTCGACTTGCTGCGGTTGTTCTGGAACTACTCCATTAGGAGCTGTACCTGCAGATTGTTGCGTACCGTTATTAGGTTGAGCAGGAATGTTTCCAGGAGGAGCTGGCTGCGCTTGCGGCTGTTGAGCAGGTTGTTGCTGTTGTTGCTGTTGCGGATTAGCTGGTTGAGTTGCGGAACCAAACAAGTTTTGAAAGAAAGACATTTGATTACTCCGTGGTAGAAAGATTAAGTAGATACTTCAGGATGCCGATTTGTCCTGCGAGTTCGGCCTCGCGTTGTACAAAAGCAGAAGGATGTTCTGGATCGAACTTAAGATTCAGTTTATCTTCTGCAATCTGTGCAATTAGGTTTTGTATCACAGCTTGTTGCTCACCACTGAAGTTAATACCTGCGCGATATTCCTCTTTAGTGAGATTCCAAGTTGTGAAGGTGTTGTTAGACTGGTTCATTGTTCGTAATGTTATTCGTAATGTTATTAATGTTAGACTTCACCGTTGGTTGTTGCGCTGTGGCTGCTGCACCCATTGATCCAGGTACATACCCAAACTGCTGCGGAGTTGGTTGTGGTGGATAGGATTGAGGGGGAACACCTGTCTTAGCCAGTTCCATAACCACTTGCTGCCATTGTTGAGCTGCTTGTTCATACGCTACTTGCTCCGGAGATTTCTCAAACTCTGTAATCCTAGCACCTTGAGTTTTCATGAAGTAGGAGAACAGAGGGCCAAGATTGTATTGCTGTCCAATTACAGGAGAAGAACCAATTACCTGCATCGCAACTTGGAGAGTATCAGCATTCACAAGTTTATCTGTAGGTGTAAGTCCATCAGATACTTTAAATTCAACTACAGATTTCCGCAGGGTTACAGGATCAATCTGAATGGATTGCTGAGTCTGACGATTGTAGAGTGCAGTTCCAGGTTGATATTGAAGAATATTAGTTTTCAGAATCTCTTTAAGTGGAGTAAATACCTGAGCTTCATAGTGCATCGCAATGATCTGATCTCGACTGTTCGCATTGTTCATCACAGTCTGGAACTCATCACGAGTCTTGTTACCCTTAACGAACTGACCTTGCCTAGCAGGATTCTGACCAGATACTTTATCTGCCATTTTCAGGATGTATTCTGTTTCCTGAAATGCAATGCCAGCTTGGTCATCCCTGAACGGAATTGGGAAGTACGCTTCCTGAAGAGGCTTACCGTAGGCTGCAGGACGTACAGGAATCTTAGCAGCTGGATTATCTGAGTTTATAGCTTCAGAACTAACTCTTGATGGATCGTAAAGTCCGCGATCAGAGATAGCACGACGACGAGAAGCAATAGCAGAATTCCATAGAGCAGTAGTAAGGTCTTGAAAGGGTTCAGCATTCTGAGCCAATGATTTGGTTTCATAACCTAACCCATCATCCAGAGGCTGTCCAAACAGGATAGGAATCTTACCATGAGCATTAGTTTGTCGTTCAGCATAGATAAGTACGGAGCCATTCACAATGATGAACTTCCATACCTGCGGAGTGTTACGGGAAGGAACTTTCATTCCGAAATCAGATGGAATGATTCGTCCATACAGAGTCACAACTTCGTATGAATCTTTATATTCAATCTTGTTTCCGGCTTCGGACATATGTGCCCAGGAGAGCCAGTTGAATGTTCCGTAGCGCTCTCGGTTCATCGGAGCATTCGGATTGATATTCGGGATATAGTAGGTTTCGTAACCTCCACCACCCAAACCGGATTCGAAAGCTTCAGTGATATTATCTACCATCTTATCAGGTAGAGTATTAATGAAATGCTTGAGGCGAATACGAGAATACATCTCGGTGTAACCTGCGAACTCTCCGATGGAGGATACCTTAGCAGGATGGACACGAGTATCGAAAATAAGGTTGTATGGATCTAGGCGACGGAGAGTATTACCTTGCCAAATAACCTCTTTAGGTTTCGCTTCCACATCACTAAAGGTTAGATCGGTTTCAAGGGCTGCAGTAACTTCTGAGTCCCAACAGACTTCTAGAGCTGAGAGGTTATATTTAAATCCATCTCGGAAGAACTTCTGAATTTCGGCTACCCAACCGCCGCGAATACTTTGCTCCTCAATGATGGTTTCCATCTGGAGAGCTTGGTCAATGTATTGCGGATTCGCAACTACACCGAAGATAGGAGTGCCAGTAAGGAATACGGATGATTGGTACGCTACTGCTGCCTCCACCTGAGGAAGAACAATAGGTACTGTGATGTTACGGTATTTTGTGGGATCACCATACTTATTAGCGTTAGTGGCGCGGTTGTTCTCAACCGAGTTATCCTTCTCTCGCATGTATGCTTTATCTACCTCAATCATACGAGAGCGAAGATCCCACTGAGAACCTAGGAGGGAGTATGCTGACTTAGCATATTGAAGAATTCCTTCTTGGGATTTCTTCGAGAGGAGGATTGGAGTGTTAGATGCCATATTGGTGTTCCTTAGGGTTGATATTGTCCTGCAGCTTCAAGGAGACGATCTAAGTTCAACTCTGTTGCATATTTGTTGTACAGTTCATCAGATCTGATCAAGCCGTTCATGTAATAGTCCTTTATACGATCTATTTCAGGTAAAGCTCTTGCAGATACTTTATCTGTTACATTGTTACTGGTGACCACAGGCACCCCTGTAGCATCTTCGATCGCCCGTATAGCATTATCGTCAAGTGCATAGCGATGCTTAAGTACGTCCCAAGGAACTAATATAGCAGAGAAATGTCTATTGTTTAC